TTCGTCCGTATGATTGTATTACTTCGATCAGTTGCTTATTCATTGTTTGCCCCCTATTAGTGGTATATTAAAAAAATCTGAATTGGTATCTTGGTTCTTTCGGAATGAAATATGAATGTGATGGTTATGAGGGTTGTATCCTCGGTACCGTCTCCATTTGTAATTCATGATTGGTGACGCAATCATCCCTAAATGAATTACATAAGATATACGTCCGTAACTCTTTGCATACTGTCGAATTTGATCTGCCAAATATGCTGAAGCCCCTTTGTCGTCACATAGGCGAGCGTCAACATCGATAGCCCTAACAACTCCCGATTTGCTGTCGGGTATGTGGTCGCTCTTACCTCGTAATTGGTGACGCAAATCTGCAATCCAACCGTCACTCTTACGACTGCGATTTTCGTAAGCGTCATCTATTTGTTCACGCAACTGAACCGCCGCTTTTGATAACCATGGTTTCATTTATGAACAATCCCCTAAGATTGTGCTTAGATAGTTCCGTTGTGTGCTGCGACTATTGTTTCGGCTGCCTCGGCATCAGATTCAGCAATATCCAGCCAAATTAAATTATCTGCTGTTGTTTTTATAGTAGTCGGTTCATCTGTAATTGTAATTCCAACAGCATTTAATTCTTGGCGTAACTCCGTACCATTTAGATTTATCGGTTTCACAAATGAAATCATTAGCCTATTTTCTCCATTCCAAAAAACGCAAGTGAACTTCTAAAGTCTAAGTTACCTGCTGTTCCATTGTAAGCATATAATTGAATATAGTCTCCAGCGGATAAATTGTAAGTAAAAGATATAATACAACTTGGAAAACCTATTGAGCCGGTTTCAAATGTTGCAATTTGAGTTACTGCACCATTGAGATACACAGCAGTAATTTTTCTTGCAGTTGATGCAGTGTTTGCCCATTGCATTTCAGAGTAAATTCTATAATAACCGCCTTGACCACTTGGGACAGTTAATCTTGAATTATTAGTTGAATTGTCGTGAAAGCCATTAGTATCAAATTCCTCTTGGTTCCAAGTGATTTGTGCTTCGGTTGCTGATGCAATAGTTTGGTCAGCACTTTTTGTAACTTTGACTCCAACAAATGAACCACCAGCAGCAGCGCCCCATTCTGGAGCAGTTGCACCAGAATTTACTTTGAGGACTTGTCCCGCCGTACCAATACCCAACCTAACTAAAGTATCGGCTGCGGTTGCATAAAGAATATCTCCAGCAGTAGTAACTAAATCTGCAACTGGATCAACTTTCCAAGCAAGCCCTGTGGCTGCTCCACTATCCGCTACGAGTGTGTGCCCATTCGTACCCACGGTGAGGTTATCGAAAGTTTGGCTACCTGTACCGACAATTAAATCGCCCTTTGCGGCGATCTCTGTCGCCATTGCGTTGGTGACTGTTACTGTTCCTGAAGTACCGCCACCACTTATACCGACTCCGGCGGTTACGCCTTCAATGTCTCCAGTCGCACCTGAAGCAACCCAAGCCGCCCCATCATAATAAAAAAGACTGTTTGTATCTTTAGTAAAAGCAAACTGTCCTTCAGCAGGTGCGGTGATCGCTGCGTCACGTGCTGCTGTACTTGCAAACACTAAAACGCCCTGCATTAAATATCCGTTAACATCGGCGGCACTTAATACGTCACCGGTGTTGAAAGTCTTGAATCCTAAACCTGCGGCCATTATATCTCCTTAATAGTGTCTAATTATATCCTAGTAAGACAAAACATCCTCACCAATTACCCCATAAGTACTATTTCCTATGATAAATCCATCCACAATAGGTTCCATAGTGGTAAGGGTGGTCATCCATGAGGTTGGGGTTATGTCGTGAGCGATACCCTGAACCTGTAGGTTTTTGGTGATGGTTGAACTGTCGGGTTGGATATTGCTGATAAGTACATTATCAAAATAATCAAAGTCCAACATTGTGGCTGTTGGCACATTTGGGTCATATAAATCAACGCTCATTTGATCTATTCGTATTGAGGTGCTTGATCTCGTTGCGACGTATATGCTTGCAATATTTAACGCCTCGGCGTCGGTGTCAACAATCAAGTCACTAACCGCTATTGAATGAGGGAAATAAGTGGCAATCGAACCGGAATCAATTGCAGTTTGAGCCACGCCGCCAATTTTTGTAATGGTTGCGCTGTTCACAATCAATTTATCGTCCAAGGCAAATTTTAAGTCTTTGTAAGGTATGCCGCCGGTTTGATTAAAATTGGTCGGAGTCACCCCTGCGCTTGCAATAACTGAACTTCGATTCTTGAATATAATGTTACCTTCAGGACTGATAAATAAAGCCCCCTGCTCGCTAAACTCTGCGTTTTGCATGGCACTAAGTGAGGTTCTTAAAGTAGCAGGGTCGGCAAGGGTTAAAGTGTCTCCGGTGTCAATGCTACGCATTTGAGAAGGAAACGACACCGTATCCAAAATCTTGTCTATTCGGGTTCCAGTATCTTGCCCAGCGGCTTGACCTGTAACGGTTACGACTGAAGCCATATTGAACAACCTAAAGGCGTCGCTTGCTTTTATATCTACATAAGCAACGTTTTCCGCTTGGTCATAGGAGTAAATATAGTCAGTCGTATATCCACTAAAAAGATAATAAGTTACACCTGCGACCTCTGCCGAAATACGCAATTTGCGTAATGGTTCTAATTGACCAAAATAAGGAGAGGTTGCGTTTTGTGGGTTAAAATCTGCATTTGGGTCATAGATTCTTACCGTACAGGTTCCGGCTTCGTATATGTCTCGACTAATGTTTCTGCCTCGTCTAATACTTATTTGACGAGTTTGTGAAGTCAAGTTTACGACTAAAGCCGGTGCGTTAGATTCAGACAAAATATTAGTTCCAAGAATTCCGTTTACAGGGTCGTCAAGCGTAAAGGGTATGCCGAAGGTCGCCCCCGATTGGAAATTTAGTGAAACGTCTAAGGTTGCAGGTAATGTCATTGTACTTGGAACGCACCTAAGTTTCTGTTCATTGTAGTTTGTGAGCCGGATAACCCTGCCTCAATTAAGGCATTGCGAATATCTTGGACAAGATCGCCGGTAGTAACAACACTACCAGCCGGCGCAATGTTTATGTTTAAGTCTTTAAATGTATTACGCATTGCAGTATCGGCGGCAAGGTAACTTTGTAGTTGGCTTTGAATATCTTGCTCAATAGTGGTATTGGGAATCTTGTTAGTTGCAGCAATTTTTTCTAACATTCTTTCATTAAAAGCATTTAATTTGGCGGTTGAGGATTCGATTTGGGCTTTAGCCGCCGCCAATGATGGAGTTGTTGTACCACCTGAACTAACTATTGGAGTGGTTGTGGCTGCACTTAAAGGTTGTTGCAGTAACTTATACATGTTCAAAATCTTGGCAATTAAGTTGTCAACTTCGCTTCCAAAACCTTCAAATGGATTAAGGGCTTTAGGTATCTTTGAAATTGCTGTTGCAAGGTCGGTAGTTTGTAATTGAGCAATTGCCAGTTGTTTTCCAAGTTTCTCAGCCTCGGTTGCATTGCCTTGGATTAAGGCTAACTGTAAACTGAGTCTGAGTTTCTCTTGTTCGGTTATCTTGCCCTGAAGTGCAGCAAAAATCTCAATTTGTTCGGTGTCAAACAAACCACCAAATTTTTTAAGTTTCTCTTGATCTTTTAGTAAAGCCTTTTCTTTTTTTATGGCAGCATTGCGAGCCGCAAGATTTTTCTTAGCGTCGTTCTGTAATCTCTTTTCCTCTTTTTGTAATGCGGTGTAATCAAACTTTTGACTCATTGGGTCAAAAGGTTTATCAAAGTTTAATTTATATTGGAAAATTGGTGAATCAGGAGACAAGGTTAAATTCTGAAGTCCAATTTTCGTAACTTGAATAAACCTAGACATTCCATCAATTAGGCCGCTAATCTTATTGGCGATAACATCTATACCGCTTCCAATTTTCTCAGGGTCACCAAATGCTTTGTCTAGTGCCACTACTAAAGAACCGCCAATTGTTTCAGCGGCGTCTGAGGCTTTTGCGCTTAAGATTGCTAATTTTCCTGCATAAGAATCAGCGGCTAAAGCGGCTTGACCATCAAACTTTTTAG